TGGAAGAAACATTAAAGATGCCTGTGCCGAAACAGGGGTACACGTAAATACGGGTTCCCGCTGGTTGAAACGAGCTAAAGAGCTTGAAGCGAACCGTAAAGAAGCAAACCATAAAGCCAACACTGGTGCAGGCAACGGTGGTCGCCAGGAACGGGCGCACATGGACTTCATGGATACCATTGATCTCCCATCTGCTATCCCGCATGACATGCTTTGCGAGGAAGCCCTTCGAGGGTTGGAAGATTTTGATTATTTTCGCCGGCGATATTTAGGGCGTGTGCCAAGCCCGTGGCAAGTCGAAGCTGCGTTGACTCTTGTTAAACTATTGGAGTCTGAAGAAAAAGAATTCGTAGTTCTTAACGTCCCCCCAGGCGCAGGCAAATCCACTTTGTTCCATGATGTTGCTGTGTGGGCGATAGTACGCAACCGCAGGGTGCGTGTCATGATCGGGTCAGTGTCGCAGAACATGGCGAAGATGTATTCCCGTCGTATTCGTGAAACGCTCGAAAGGGTTTCCCCAATTCTCCCTGATCCGATGATGGTACAAAAAGGTCTTGCTATTGACGCTGAAGGGTGCTTAACTATTGACTATGGACGATTCAAACCAGTGGACAAAGGTGCCTTATGGCGGGCAGAAGAATTTGTCGTGGAGCAACTTGACGGAAACGGCTTGGACAACAAAGAGCCAACTGTCCGTGCCTACGGAATTGAAGCAGAATTCATCGGACACCGAGCCGACCTCTGCCTTTTCGACGACGTTGCCTCACCAGATAACGCCCGTGAAAGCGTCGCAAGGGATAAATTACTGGAAAGATGGGATGGCGTTGCAGAAGCACGTTGCGACCCAGGTGGTTTACTGGCTGTTGTTGGACAGAGACTCGGATCAGGAGACCTCTACGCCCACTGCCTCTCAAAAGAAACCTACGACATTGAAGAAGACATCAGCTATGACGGGTCGGATGTTGAAACTCCTGAAGATGTTCAAGAAGGTCAACCTGTTCGGCAAAAAAAATACCGCCAAATAATCTATAAAGCGTATTATGAGGAACTAGACACAGGTAAAGAGTCCCGTTCATTCAAATCCCTGCCATACCCTGACGGTCCCCTGCTAGATCCCCGTCGTTTGCCGTGGAAAGACCTGTCATTTATTCGATACTCCAAACCTGACCTGTTTAACGTGGTGTATCAGCAAGAAGACCTTGATCTTGACACCCGACTGGTACACCGTACGTGGATTACAGGTGGGATGGGACCAGATGGGGTGGATTACCAAGGGTGTATAGATAACCACCGTCAACCTGGGCATATCCCTGAAGGTTTAGCCCACCCGTGGATCAGTATCGTTGCAGTAGACCCATCTCCAACTATGTTTTGGGCGTTTGTATGGATCATCTACCAGCCTCAAACCAACCTTTATCACGTAGTGGATATCGAGCGTGTCAAATTATCCGCTGAAGAAGTCCTTGGATACGACACTATGACCGGTCAATACTCTGGGCTAATGGACGAATGGCAAGAACGGTCATACCAAATGGGTTATCCCATCTCTCACTGGGTGGTTGAAATCAACGCAGCCCAACGGTTCCTTTTAGCTCACGACTTTGTACGCAAATGGCAGGCTCTACATAGAGTCAATGTGATACCACATACCACTAGCCGCAACAAACTAGATGAATCACTAGGTGTTGAAGCCTTATTGCCAGCGGTGATTCGTTCAGGGGCTTTACGCCTACCTTCCATGAGTGGCAACTGGAAAACTTTGGCAGCTACAGACGAGTTAACTAAATGGGCTAGAGATAAAAAAAGCGGTACAGACATTGTTATGGCATTGTGGATGGCAATTTTGAACCTGCCAAACCTAACACAAGCAAAGGCTCCACCAAGGCAATGGCGACCAAAATGGCTATGATGTGTTATCGTTGCATTGTTTGTAACCAAAGGTGACGCATGAAATCAGTTGAAGAAATCGTTGATCTATACAGAGAGCGTCTTGAAGCGCAAGGTCCGATTCTCAATCAAATGCGGGAAGTACGCCGCCTAGCTAACGGCGATGTTGTTGTCCCTCTTAATGAACTTGACCGTTCAGCTCGTTCTTCTGTAGCTAACCTGCTTGTTCAGGGTCTAGATCAGATGTCTATGCGTGTCGCATCTACTATGCCTTCTCCTTATTTCCCTGCAATGCGTGAAGGGCAAGACCGTAGTATGGCTTTGGCTCGTGACCGGAAGCGAGCCATGCTTGCTATCTGGGATCAGAACCGCATGAACATGAAGATGCGTCGCCGTGCCAGGCACTTACTTGCGTATAGCAACTCGCCTATTTTTATTAAGCCTAACTTTGATAAGCGCATCCCTGAATGGCAGCTTCGCAACCCGCTTGATACCTTCCCTGCGCCAACTATAGATGTTGACAACCCAGTCCCAGATAACTGCATCTTCACATACGCCCGTACATACCGTTGGTTAACCCAAAACTACGGCTACAAAGTGGACGGGATCCTTCGTGTAGGGCAACCATCATGGGACACAATGTTCAAAATCCTTGAATACGTCTGCGACAACGAAGTAGTTACTTGCGTTATTGGCTCAGAAAAAGGCATAGCAATGGAATCGGGCGCACCATTCATGGGTGCCAACGTGGTTGAACTAGAACGAATCAGCAACAAAACAGGTATGCCACTCGTAGTAGTACCACAACGCATTACTCTTGACAAGCCACACGGACAATTCGATGGTCTGATGGGGATGTACTACACCCGTGCAAGATTGCAAGCCCTCACCGAAATCGCTATTGAACGTGGCATCTTCCCAGATGAATACCTGATTGCTCGCCCAGGCGAAAACCCAGAGATCATCCAGATTGCCGACGGTAAAACAGGGCAACTTGGTGTCGTTAAGGGTGGAGATATTCAGGTTCAAAACATCTCACCTGGATACAAAACAGACGTAGCTCTTGACCGTCTTGAACGCCAAGAACGCCTCGAAGGTTCTATCCCAGCAGAGTTCGGTGGAGAATCAGGAACCAACATCCGCACTGGTCGCCGTGGAGAAAACATCCTTGCAGCAACAGTTGACTTCCGTGTACAAGAAGCCCAAGATTTGTTCGCTTCGTCAATGGTTGAAGAAGACAAGATTGCTATTGGAATTGAAAAAGCCTATTGGGGTAGTTACTCCAAGTCATTCTTTGTTTCAGGCATGGGTGGAGGAGTCAAGGACTACACACCAAACAAACTTTGGGAAACAGACTTCCATTATGTTTCATACTCCGCAGCCGGTTCCGACGTGAACAGTCTTATTGTGGGTCTTGGTCAGCGTCTAGGTACAGGACTTATGTCTAAAGAATCAGCTCGTGAAGCAGACCCACTTATCGCAGATCCAGAGATGGAAAAGGACCGCATCGTTGCTGAAGGAATCGAAGCTGCATTGTTGTCTTCTATTCAGGCACAAGCCGCAGATCCGAACGGTCCATACCAGCCAGATGATCTTGCATATATCGCAGAACAAGTTGCTTCTAATAAGATGACACTTCCTAAAGCAATCATGTCAGCACAGAAACGTGCGCAAGAACGTCAGGCAGAAATGGCACCAGCTGGCGCACCTGAAACACAACCAGGACTATCAGCACCAGGTATGGGTATGGAACAACCAGCAGGTCCACCAGCAGGTCCACCAAACATGGACGCAATGTTGGCTCAACTTGGTGGTGGCGCAGGTTCATCTGCACAGCCACAATCACCAGGTGGAGTAATGGCACTAGCTAATAGTCTTGGAGGGGCATAACAATGGCTAAGGATTATCCAAATCGTTCAGATCTTCGTGGGGGAAAAGTTCCCAAGATGGCTGCAACAGGACAAACATACGGTGAAGCAGGGAAACAAATGGCTTCCCAATCTGCTGTACCTATGGCTACTCCCCCAACAGAAAACATTCCACAGGTTCAACCTGGACAGATGGGTAATCTTCTTCGCCCGACTGAACGCCCAGCGGAACCTGTAACGGCTGGCGCATCGTTCGGTCCTGGTCCTACACCGATGACCCAGTTCGCAGTGCCACGCAATAACGACCCAGTGCTAAACGAA